GTCTGTACTTGCAGCACCGCCATTTCCTCCAGCGCCAACAGTAACTGTTAAGGATACAAACGGGGCAACAGTAAACCCTGACGCAGTAAGATAACCACCCGCGCCACCACCGCCCGCAACAGTTCCACCTCCACCACCACCGCCCGCAACTACTAAATATTCAACTGACGGGGGTTTGTTTGAGAAACTTCTAAGATTTTGGTAAACAGCTTGTAATGCACCACTCATGTTAAGCCACTCCCTGAAATCAACCAAGTTGTTGAAGTCATTTTAATTGCAGTTGCAGAACCATATTGAGCCAAACTGCGTGAGCCTGTTGTGCCAGCGGAGGACAAATACATTGTGTCAGTTGTGATTGCAATTGTCACAACTTGGCTTGTCATGTTGATAAATGTAATTGCAGTTCCAATTGGGTAAGCTACAGAGCCATTTGCGGGGATTGTGTATGTTCTTGCATTAGCATCTGTTGATGGATGGAATATATGTTTTCCAGAATCAGCCAAAACCAATGTGTAATCAGTTGATTTGCTATTTTGAGGGATGTTTAAAAACCCAACTGCATTAGTGCCATCTACAGTTAAATTTGCTGTAGTGCCTGTAGTGCCTGTTCCACCATTGGCAATTTGCAAAATCCCTGATGGGTTAATCAATTGAAACCGAGTTCCATCGTATTCAATTAAATAAACTTGACCACTTACAAGATCACCCGCAATTAAAGCCGCTGAACCTTGTTTTGTAATGCTTTTAGCACCTAAACTGTTTAGGTTAATTGTGGCTGCGCCTGTGTTTGTATTAGCCGCAACAAATGAGAACAAATTACCCGTGGCGTAAGCAGTAAGGGCGGGCGTTAAAGAACCCGTTAATGTGTCTGTGCCTGAAACCGTTGCAATAGCGGTTGCACCCGCTTGCAATTGCCCAAATTGAGCCGCATCAGTTGCTACAGTGCCCGCACCTAAACCTGTTATTTTGAACGTCCCCATCGGGATATTTGCAGTGGGTGTGGTTTGTCCATCTTTAGTCAATGCAGTAGATAGACCAGTAGCCAAATCAGAGGTCAGCAAATTAAATGCTGTGCTTGTTATGACTGTGCCTGTAACAACGGGCTGACCCGCTGTGTTGATATTGAACGTGCCTGAACCGTTGTAACTCATTTTGTGTCCTTATCTTCCGTATTGGTCAAGGTTTTGCCCAATTATTGAGCCAGCACCCGTTTGCATTTGCGTTGATCGTTGGTTTAAAGCACGAATCAATGCGGCTGTGTTTTCTACTTCTAACTGACCTGTTGGGCCACGCAACAACAACATTTTAGCGAGTTCATTGCGCGTTGTCTCAGGCATTTGATTGATTACTTGACCAATCCTGTTCTTAACAGTTGCCGCCTCACCAACAGCCGCTAATGGACTGCCTGAAGCCGCACTTGCCACCGCTTTGCCCGCTGCCATTGTGGTTGGCATGACGCCCAAATCTTCAGCGCCCGCCATCCTAGAGAAAGTGCCCGAGCCGCGTCCAACTTGCTCTAAAGGCTTTAATCTAGCTTCTTTGGCAACTTCTTGAGCAAACCTTTGATAGTCGTCGCCAAATATCTCTTTTAGTCTATTACTCGTTGCGGGTTCTTTCCACATCTTGAGCAAAGAAGTCTGCCCCGCCTCTGTGCCAACTTTATCTTTCAAAGACTGCAACGCACCTATGCGAAAAGCCTCTAACTCGCTTTTTGACATATTGCCCATCAAGTCGGATAAAGCAATATCGTCTTGTTTCATGGCGGTTCTGCCCTTGACCACGGCATTGCCTAGTTGTGATGGGCCAGCGTAAGCATCTAAAGCTTGGCGGTAAATTGAGCCATTTTTATCTGTAGGCGATAAGGCTTCAAGTTTCTTTGTCAATGCTACCCGCAAATCATCGTAGGCTCGGCTTGTGTTTGTTGCTTTGCCAAACTCGCCACGGGCTGATTCGCCCAAGTCATAAAGTGATTGCTTAACAACATCCAAAACTTTAAGGGGGACATCATCGCCCGCTTTTAGCTTGGAAATATCAAGTGGCAACTGTTGCTTCAATTGCGTCAACAACTCGGCTTTACCATGCGCAGATGTTGAGGCTTGAATCAATTTTTGCAAATCATCGTCAATTCTGACTGATACGTTTTCAAGCTGTTTGTATAGGGGCGCAGATGTGGATTTTTTCACCGCATCCAACGCTTCTAATGTGGCTGTAAAACCCTTACCCTGAGTGCCTAAAGCCTCGTCTGCCGCATTTGCAAGGCGCTCGGGTCTAAACATCTGTTGCTCACGAATTCTGCGCTCTACAAGCGTTTTGGCTTGGCCTGGCATCGATGCCAACACATCCAACTGAGCCAACGCACTTGGGCCACCCGCTTGTGCAATGCTTGCATTAGGGTTTAATCCCATTTCACGCTCAACACGGCTTAACACGGTGTTTGAGCCATCCGCACTTGAGCCACGTTGTAAGGCTTGAGCAAGTTTGATTCGTGCCGCATCTTTGGCACTTTCGGGGATGTAGCGTTGTGCAACATTGCTACCCACGTTGTAAATGCCTTGTCCTGTGCCTGATAAAACACCGCCCGAGGCGGCTGCAATTGCCGCTTTTTTGGCAATATCTTGGGCATATTCTGTGGGGTTAGTGACGGGGTTGATGTCAGAAGCGCCAACGGCAGAAATAGTGCCTTGCGTACCCGCCATTTTTGCAGCCATTGACATTTTCTCAGCCGCTGACAACGCATCTGCCGTTTGCTTGGCCTTGCTTGTCATTCCCAAAGGTGTGAGCAAAAGTGGCAAACCACCAACTACTTCACTTGCAAATGCCGTTTTGGGGTTGGTTTCCCTAAATTGCTCATTTACGCCTTTGATGTAATCACGGGTGTTTGCGTAAGTTTCGGTCGGAGTTGAATCAAAACCACGTTGCAAGATGTCCATCCCCGCTGCGCCCGCACCCGCAATCTTTGGTGCAAAGTTAAAAGTTAAACCTTGAGCCGCTGCCAAACCCATCTTGCTTGGCATTGACAAGTCGGCTTGGCGGCCTTGCACCATAGCGGGGGATTCAACCGTTTTATCTACTGCGGGCTGAGATTTTGGGGTTTGCGTGATCTTAAAAATTGCAGCATTAACTTGGTCATCCGACATGGTGACGGGAAAGTTAACAGGCCCAAAGTTTGGGATTTCTACGGTTTTAAATGCTTCGGACATTATTCAACCCTTCCTGTAGTGGGATTGTAGGTCGGAATTCGCCCCTTGCCCGCTTTGGTTGTTGCATTGTCCATGCCTGTTTGAATAATATCTCTAAACTCGGACATTGCATTTCTAAACGCATCAGGAGTTTGTGCTTTTGAAGCTCTTAACAATGCGGCTGTAGCTTTTGTGCCTTCAATCTCGGAAATTTCGCCAGTGCCTTTCATGCGTTGAACGGCCTCAAGGAAAGCACCGCCTTGAACTTGATCGTAGTAAGCCTTGAAGTCAGCGCCAGGCGTGCCACCTTGGAATGGCTTGTATTCAAACGGAATCATTGTGCCAACAACGTCTTTCAAACCTTTGTGTTCGGGAATGACAACTTTTCCTTGTGCATCTTTTAGGCCAATCATTTGGTCAATTGCACCAATCAAAGTTTTACCTTGTTGCATCACTTGTGGCAATGCTTGAGCCGCTGCTTGTTGTTCTTTTAACTGATTAACTTGCAACTCTTGTTGTGCTTTTGGAGACAAGGCGTTTGCCAAGGCTTGATTAGGCGACACAGGAGGCGCAACAGGTCTAGCTTGTGGTTGCATAGGCGCTTGCGCAGCGGGCTGTGTAGCGGGCTGTGTAGCGGGCTGTGTAGCGGGTTGTGCAAGTGGTTGAGCCATAGGTTGAGCCATAGGCGGTGCATTAGGTCTTGGTGCGTTCACATTTGGAACGCCTCCCGCTTTCATACCAGTATCAAAGAATAATTGTTGTGAACTAATGCCAATTCTTGCCGCATCATTAGCAAGAGTAGCCTTCTGATTTGCACTCAAACCTTCAAATGCACGATCAGAAATCTCACGCTCTTGTTTCAATCTTGCCGCAGTATTTGCATCAACTTGTGTCAATTTTGCTTGTGTGTCTGCACTAACTGCGGGCACTAATATAGAAAAGTCTTTACCACCACTATCCATAAACGCTTTTAGGCTATCAGGCGTAAATGAGGCGGGGTTAACATTGCCAAAAGGAGATTTTGAACCACCTTCAAACATTTTTGCGCCTGTTTTCTTGTTGTATGCAATTTGACCTTCACTAAGAATCACGGGCGCATCGGGGGCAAGTTGACCCATGTACATATTCAGGGCTTGTTGTTGCATACCAGGCGTTTTAAATTCGCCAATCAACGATGGGTCAATTGTCCCCGCTGCTCTTGCGGGCATAGCGGGCATCGTAAACGCCTTTTGTTGGTCAGGCATCATTTGCGCAAATGTTGGCGCAAGGTTTGGATTATCTTCAAAATCCCTTGCCGTTGGCTCTTGCTTCATTTCGGGCGTAGCCGCTTGACCTTGCAAACCTTTAATCAATCGTTGAATGTCAGACGATGTGTCAGCACGGTATTGCTCACCCAAGGCTTTTTGCTCTGATTTCAAACCTTCTTGGTTTTTGTTTGACAAATACATTTGAAGCACTTTAGCCAAACCTTGAACAGGACTTATTGGGGCTTGGATGCCTTGGTATGAACCCGCTTGAACAGGCTCAAATGCTTGTTGTTGCAGAATTTCAGCCATTTTTTGGCGTCGATCCAACTCTTGCTGTTGCAGCTGATAAGGGTTGGCAACATTAAATTGTTCGTATTGATTAGCCATGTTTTTACCCGTTCAATAAACCGTAATTGACCATTTTGTAACCGCTTGGGTGCGTCACAACTGCTTCAGGCATGACTTTCTCGGCCTCATCTGCCATCACACCTTGTTGACGTTCGCCAAAGATGTCATATTCATAAAGACCGATTCCAAGTTTGTGAGTGCCAATGCGCTCAATGTTTGACTTTAGTTTGCGGTCAGAGAACATCAAAGGAGCTGCCGCACCCGCAAGGCTAAACAATCCACTTGTTGCGGCATTAGCACCCGATTGTTGGATGCCATAGTTTTGCATATTAGCTGCACCTTGCGCTTGCGCACCCGCAAACACGGGGGCGGGGGCAATATTTGTCGGGTTATAACCTTGGAATTGTGGCATCTGCAATTGTGAGCCACTCATCAAGCCCGTGATTTCATTCAAAGGTTGATTGCGCAATTGCAGTTTGGCTTGTAAATCTTGCAAAGCCGCATTGTTACTAAACTGCGCACTACCAAGATTTTGGTTGTACTGCTGAAGTACCGCAGCATTAGCCAATTGTTGTTGTTGTGCGGCAATGGCTTGGTTTTGTGTAAGAGCTTGATTCTGCGCTGCTTGCGTCCCCATACCTTGCTGATAGTTTTGAGCCGCAGCCGCATTTGCAAGTTGTTGGGTTGTTACGTTCTGAGCAAAGTTTTGTGCCGCTGCTTGATTGATTGCTTGCTGTGATTGCAAATTCTGTTGGTAATTTTGGTTTATAGATTGATTGCCTAATTGCGTTGCAGACAAGTTTTGACCAAAATTTTGTGCAATAGCTTGATTTTGAGCCTGTTGAGTAGCCAACGCATTGTTGAAATTTTGCTGTGTAGCTTGATTTCCAAGTTGCTGATTAGTCACATTTTGACCAAAGTTTTGGGCAACCGCAGCGTTTGCCAACTGCTGATTAGTTACGTTTTGACCAAAATTCTGCGCAGCCGCTTGATTTTGAGCCGCTTGCGTTCCCATACCTTGTTGGTAATTCTGACCAATTGCCGCATTGTAGGCTTGTTGATTTTGCAAAGTTTGACCAAAATTCTGACCAACTGCCGCGTTAAATGCTTGCTGTTGAGCTAATCCTTGCGCTGAATTCTGCGCAATCGCTTGATTTTGCGCTTGTTGGTTTTGTAGATTTGCACCAAAACCCGCTAATTGAGCTTGATTACCAAATTGTGCATTAGCTTGCGCTTGCGCATATTGTTGCGCTTGTGCTTGGTTTGCAGCCGCTTGTTGTTGCAATGCAGTATTTTGATTTTGAGCAAGTGCAGCATTTGCCGCATTAGAGGCGGTCATGCCCTGGCCAAAGTTTTGAGCCACGGCAGCATTAGCCGCATTTTGCGCAGTTATACCTTGACCAAAGTTTTGAGCAACTGCGGTATTTTGCGCTTGTTGAGCCGCCAATCCTTGACCAAAGTTTTGACCAATAGCCGCATTGGTTGCATTGGATGCCGCCAAACCTTGCCCAAAATTCTGACCAACTGCCGCATTTGCCGCATTTTGAGCAGCCAAACTTTGACCAAAATTTTGAGTAATGGCTTGGTTTGCCGCTTGTTGTGACGACATTCCTTGACCGTAATTCTGCGCAATAGCTTGATTGGCAGCTTGCTGCGCTGTCATCCCTTGATTGAAGTTTTGTGTAATGGCTTGATTAGCAGCTTGCTGAGAATTCATTGCTTGACCATAGTTTTGGGCAATAGCCGCGTTTGCGGCTTGTTGTGCTGCTAAACCTTGACCAAAATTTTGTGCAACGGATTGATTTGCCAATTGTTGCGCATTTAGTGCTTGACCATAATTTTGGGCAATTGCTTGATTGCCCGCTTGTTGGTTTTGCAAATTAACGCCAAAACTTGCTAATTGTGCTTGATTGCCAAATTGACCTGATTGCAATTGTTGATTGAAACCTTGGCCTTGAGCCGCGTTCTGTGCCTGTTGAGCCGCCAAAGCATTGCCAAAGTTTTGTTGTATGCCCGTGTTCCCAAATTGACCCGCAGCCAAGGCTTGACTAAAGCCCTGTTGATTTGCCGCAGTATCCAAACCAATTCCTTGCAAAGCCGCTTGGGTCAACAAGTCATTTTGTTGTTGGCTTTGATCTAGCATTGCATTTTTATATGCTTCACCGCCCGCCACTAAACCTTGGTTTGCCAAATTTTGAGCATTTAACCTTTGTTGACGTTCTAATTGAGGCGCAAGCCTTGACATGATTGCCGCTTGCCCTGTAGTACCCGCATTAACGGGCATTTGGGCAACATTTCTCAAATCTAATTGATTGTTGGCAAGATAGTTATTGGCATTTAAGTTTTGATTGATTTGACCAATATTGCCAAGGGATTGTTGCAAATTGACACCTTGAACACCGCCTTGTGCTAAACCAAATTGTGATGGGTTTATACCGCCCGCCAAACCGTATTGATTTGCGGCAACATTGCCTTGTGCTAAACCAAATTGGTTACCCGCAACATTTCCTTGCGCTTGACCGTATTGATTGCCTGTAACACTTCCTTGAGCCAAACCATATTGATTTGCCGAAACATCACCTTGGGCTGAACCAAATTGACCACCTGAAACATTACCTTGAGCTAAACCGTATTGATTTGCCGCAGCAGTATTAGCGGCTGATCCAAATTGACCACCCGTAAGATTACCTTGGGCCAATCCATATTGATTTGCCTCAACATCGCCTTGGGATAATCCATATTGATTTGCTCCAATTGATGAGGCAGAACCATAACCGCCCAAATCAGGGCCGCCTTGAACAGTTCCATAATCGCCATAACTTTGTTGCAAAGTTGGGCCTGTTACGCCACCCGTTGCCGTTCCACCTTGAAAATCACCTCTAGCATTACCTCTGTACACACCGCCAACAGCTTGACCGCCTTGAAAATTGGCATTGGCTTGTGGGTTGGTTACAGAACCTTGAGCCACACCATTAGCAACAGAACCTAATGCTTGACCACTTGTGGCGTTACCCGTTGCCGTACCAAAAGCACCCATGCCGCTTGCAGTGCCTCCAAAACCAAACATTGAGCCTTGGGCTTTATCGCCTACAACATTACCGACAGCGTTAGTGCCTGTAAATCCACCTGTGGCTTTACCCATTCCTGTTAAATCGGGTGCACCTTGAATTTTCCCTGCGTCAGCAAGTGAAAAAATCCCCGCTGGCCCTGTGTACTCAAAAGGCTTACTAATAATTTTTGATGCACTTGTAAGACCTTGCTCACCAAGGTTTGCCATTCCTAGCTGAACTCGTTGTTGCGCATCCAACGTGTTTTGTGCCGTTCCTGTTAAATTTTGCGTAATCGTGGGTTGATTTGTAACAGGATCAAACGTAACGGTTTGACCACCCAACGGGCCTTTGACGTTGGGGTTGTTTAAATAACCTTGAAGTAGCGCTGTTTCTTTGTTTGCTGTGCCTTGAGCAGTAGCGGCAGCCGCGTAATCAGGCGTTGCGGGTGCAGATGGTTGTGGGCATAAGAAAGCCATGTTTATTCCTTAAATTCGTATGTTTCGCCTGATGGCTCATAGTTTGCTCTTTGAAGCAAAACGCTCAAATCTTGATTTTTCTTGTGGCTAATCATGATTTGACTTACACCATTGACTTTAAGCATTTGCCCCGCTAATTTGAGCAGTTTGCAAATTCCAAGACCGCCCCGATGTTCAGGCAGTAAATAATAAAAAACGTCTAGGGCTTGCATAGCGCCATAAAAAGGCGATCTAAACACCATAAATCCCGCATGACCCGCTAGTTCACCCGCTTCGGTGCGCAAAGTAAAGTATGCAAAATTGCCTGTTCTTTCTAGTTCAATCATGCCACCTAAATCGCTTTTTAGGTTGGCATTACCGTAAAGTTCAGTCCAATGTTTACCAATAAGCACAACGGCCTCGGCTGAAACATCTGCAAATCTTTCCATCTTTGCGTTCATATGCCAGCCCATCCTTGTTGGAATACCACATCGGTTGAGGCCCACTCAATTTGCAAGCCCTGTGAGGCTGATTTTAGCTGAATACCCGCACAGTAGCCAATGCCTGTAACGCCTTGCCAGTTGTTTGTGATGATGGTATTACCCGCCCACAAACCCGTGTCCCAAACAGATGTATCCCAAAAACCATAAGTTGTGGGGCTAAAGTTTAAACTTCCAGTTGTGTCCGATAAATCAAAATCAACATTTATGCCAACCACAATTGAGGGAGAACCATTTGTAAAAATAGATGGTCTTGCTCTTGTAAAGTATTTCTTTACACCACGGCTTTCATAATAATTAAACGCTTGCAAAGCAATTGCATTGATGTCGTTTATGTCATCGGTGTAGCCATTCCAAGCTAAACCAACATAACCATTCCCACCAAAATAAGGATCATCGTTAAATGTCTCCCAACAATTAGCCGCCCATCCTGTAAACCTTGTCCATGACTTTGTAATGGTATTCATTACAAATTGTTCTTGTGACCCTACGCTAACAGGCACATTGATCCACAAAGCATTGTTTTTGGCGTGATAAAGCAAAGCCCAACCAAATGAATCTTGATATGCAGTTGTTACTTCGGTAATAGCGCCTTGAATTTTGTCGGATAAATTGACCCTTGGGTCAAGTCGGCTTGATTGCAGCGCTGAAGCCAATGGCAACAAACCGTCCAAACTAAGAATCAATAGGTCGCCACCATACTTGTACAAACAACGCTTAGAAACGGGCGCACCTAGCTTCCAAACGCCCGCCAAAGCCCATGTGCTTGCAGATGCGGGGTCTGTGCCTCGGTAAACAATAATCTCGCCCTGTGACGTTACAAACACAAGATTGTCGTCAACACCATAACCCGCATCAATTGTCCATGCACTAAGAGAAACAATATAACCACCCATTTTGGCAATGGAACTTAAATCCAAAACCTCGGCAGCGCCACCAACCGAGTTGGTTGGCAAATACCATGCTTTTAAACTTTCTTTTTCAATAAACCATACACGGTTTTTAAACAACGTAACATTGTTCAGTTTGTTTGTGGTCACGCCCGTGATTGCAATGGGACTGCTAGAACCGTTAATGCTTGCCCATGTTGTGCCGTTGTACAGTAATGGGTCATCAACACCATTGCAAGCGTAAAGAAAGCTGCCGCCCGCAGTTGTGACGTTAATATTCTCAAAACGGCTATTGGCTAACCCCGTTCTTTCAGCAGCGCCAACAGCGCCTTGCGTTGTGCAATTATAAATATTGCCGTTTGCAATTCCAAACAACTTGCTTACAGTGCCCGTTTCATACGCCATCAGCGTTTCAACTTGACCTGAAATTCCCGTTGACCATTTGGTATATCCACCGCGCAAGTTCACACTTGAAACAGTTGGGAAAAAGTTGGTCATTGTCACCGCATCGGTTGGTGACATATTTGCCAATGAATCACGGACATTCCAACCCCCAACGGGCGCGGGAATACTCGCTACATTAGCGGCAGTCCTTTGGGCAATTTTTGGCATTACGGTGATGCCCCATAACCACTATCAGGAATATTGTCGTATCCCACTAAAATCGTGCCTGGCCTTGGTGCAAACGACAAATTAGCCGCAGACATATCCAAAGCAATAGCCGCTTCCATTTCTTCCAAATAGTTGCGATACATTGCCGTTGTGTCAAAACCTTTAGCCTCAAAATATTTGAGCTTGGTGCAAAGAACCATCAAACGGTCAGGGTAAATGCAAGTATCGGTATCAACCGTGAACGATGTTTTGGGAATATCTGCCGCGCTATTTGCCCAAGAATTTGAACGGTACTCATAACCCAAAAACTCAGCGTTAGAAAAGCCAGGCCATATTTGGAAATACTTGCTAAACAAACGCCACCGAATCCGAGGGCCTGTGGCAATGTAACCAGACAATAACCATTCCCATTGTTGGGCATCTTCAGGGCCTAACATTTCCCAATGCTTGTCTTTATCCCACATTGTTCTTGGGATGATGGCCTCATAGTCACTTGGAAACGCATACTTCATCTTTTGGAAGTACACGGTTGCACCAGTTCCAGCGGCAGTTGTTTTTCTATCAATGGTGACAGATGTGCCAGAGTCCACCGTTTGAATAAAGGTGTTTTGGTCAATCCCTGTGCCAACCACCATGTAAGTGCTATCTAGACCCGTAGTGGATGGAATACCCGTAATGGTCGTTCCACTACTACTCCATGTGCCTGTAGTGGTTAAATATTCTGTGTAGAACTGCTTTTGCTTAGTAAGCGTTCGCCAAGGGTGTTTGCGCAAGAATTCGTATCCACTTGCGTTCATTAACGCAAGAATTTGGATAACGTCTTGATTAGTATTTCCAGCAACACTTGTCGGTGTTGTCACGCCTAATTCATTGGTAACTTGCTGCACTAACTGGAGCATAGTGCTAGACATA